TCTTGTTTTCGTAAACTTTCGGATTGCTCGAACGACGCTTTCCATCCTCTCGCATTCTTTTCCCAATCTTTCGCTTTCTGTTCTGCATCCATAGCGCGTTCGATTGCGCTGTTATATTCATTCACCATAAGCTTGATTGCGAAAGCGACGGCTAACACAGCTAAGATTATAGCAATATATTTCCAATATTTACGAAACGCGAGTGCGAACCCAGCCATACATAAAGTCCTCAAATTTCATGCCATCGCGGCAAAGATTAAAGTAATGAGAAAGTTGCAACCCATTTAGAGTGCGAAGCATAACCTTCTCTGCTTCGGGACCACGCTTTTGTAAATAAGCTTTAAGAGCGCTCGCTGTTCCTTTACCGATCGCACGATCTTCTTTAATATCTCCATACAATTCGCCCTTCTTGTTCATAACATTAAGAGCTTGTTGAAGCCAAAGCGAAGCACGACCGATACCAGCATTCACACCGCTATCGAAAAGCTCTTGTGCAATGGGCTCTGACAATTCTGCAATCTTCTCAAGCCCCGCATTGACGAAGTATTCATTCCAGTAGATGCTTTTTGCTTTCTCTAAAGGAAGATCACGCATGGCTCCAGTATAGCCATTACGTCGTGCTGTTTCTTCTGTAATACCATACTTAGTCTTACCACCCGGATCAGACGGATGATTACCGTAGCCACCTTCGACTAAGATGATATGATCAAAGAGTTTTAAAAAGAAGGGTGTCATTCGTGATCCGTTGGTTTATTGGCGTTGAAGAGGCCGTTAACAACAGCACCTGCCAAAGTGCCTAAGCCGACTAAAGCTTTGTCTAAGATATCTAATTGTTCTTTCTGGACTTCTAAATAAGCTAGTGTGCCAATAGCAAGAACGTAACCAAAGATAACAATGAAAGCAATCATAGCCTTCGTTGTTACCTTTGGAAATTTAATTTCAAAATTGCCCCATCTGATCATCGCAAAAATACCTCTTTTAACTCATTAGTGATCAAAGCAATAACCGCAGCGGCACCAGATGCTAATGCTACAATTCTGATTTGCCACTTCTCTAATTTATCAACACGAGTGACTAACTGCTCAAATTTTCTGTCTTGGTTTTCAATTACTTTAGCAATTTCAGTTTTGAATTCTTTCAATTGCTCAATATGAAAACGCAAAACTTCGGATTGCAGTTTGTTGTCACCTTTAATTTCTGTTACTGCAACATGGGTTTCATGGATAGTCTTACCCATATGCTCCAGTTTTTCATATACTCTTTCTTCATTTTCCATTTAAAACTCTAACAATTATACGCTAAGAACAGAAATTAAAAGCTGTGTCGGATCATAACCAACATCACCGGGTTCTGTGATTACTTTAACTGTAAATCCTGCCGCAGTTTTCGTGCCATCTTCAATCCAATGGCTGATATCTTCATCAGCAGTTTGAATGGTTAAGGTAATAATATAATTTGCCGAAGCTAATGCAGTTAAGAATGTGAAATCATAATCACCAGCACCAACGCGAGTGCAGGCTAAATTACGTCCTGAGACGATAACACCTGTCGCACCCGTCACACACGCGAGCGCTTTAATTTCACTTCCCCAAGTGCCATTAGCTTGTAATACAGCCCCTTTAGCTGCATCACCAGCAGCAGGAGCCGGGACTATGCCTTTAACTCCACCTGCTCCACCATCACCGCTAAAGGCAGTAAGTAATCCTGTAGCTTCTGTTCCTGTTAAATCTTGGGGATCACCCGATCCAGTAATTCTACCTTTAATCGTGCCAGCAGCCATATCGGCTAACTTAGCATTTGTGATCGCGTTGTTTACAATTGTTAGATTTAAGGTAAAGTCAGCAGAACCATTGAAAGCAACATTTCCAGAAGCATCTGTTCCAAGCGTTAGTGTTCTACTCGCAGACCAAGATGCAGCTGTTCCAGAAACATTGCCTGTAACGTTACCACTTAAATTTCCTTGGAATGCTCCAATGAATTTTGCAGCAGTAACAAAACCATCTTCATCGCAGGACCAAACATCATTCCCTCCAACACGAAGGATGAGTAATTCATTTACATGGTCATACTTCATTCCTCCCGCATAGCTTAATGCAGGACGTGAGAACATAAAGCCTTGTGTTGAAGCGTTCGGTCCGAGCAATTCTACATAAGTCGGACCTGAGCTTTCTACATAGAAGTCTGTCGCAGCGTTAGCAGTAGCACCACTGTCACCAGCAATAATGTTTTGATTACTATTTACAGGCTTCTTAGGATCAATAACAGCAAAGCTTTCACCATCGTAAATTACGCGAACAAAAGCTTCATCAGGAATATCTCCTGTAACTGTATCAGAGCCATTCATCTTCAATGTTTTAGCACCGAGGCCGTTGACATTTAAAGTTGATGGTCCCGTAACAGCTTCGTTTGCTTTGAATTGTAAAACAAGTCCTGCTGTGTAAGCAGTAATTGCAGGAGAGTATGCAGCAACAAAAGCATTAACACTTCCTGTAGCTGCTACGAAAGGAACATCTATATTGTCAACCGCAGCAATCAATGCATCGATTAATCTCCAACGGCTGTGATCTTCGTCAACCCAAGCAGGTGTATCGAAGGAAGATAATGGAATAGAAAAATTATCCGTATATCCATAAATCATCTGTTGATCCCTCCGTCGAGATAGTGAATTGTAATTGAAGAAAATGATAATCCACCAGCCGCGAAGCCGGAGAAATTCAACTTACATAATTGGAATTTAGCGGGCCAAGCATAAAGCAATTCATTACTCGTATCTCTACCACCGCCATATGGTTGGAAATTGTTACCAAATCCGTTAGTATCACCGCCGACGAATTCAGTTGTTAATGCAGGAGCATCTACACCATCTTGGTCAACAATGTATCTATCGATATACATTTTACAAGTGAAGCGGGCTCTGCCTCTTGTGTCGAATGAAATATATTTCGATGTTTTAGATTTAGCTCTCTTGCCAAAGTCTAACCATGGAAGCTCCCATTGGAATGCAATCGGAGAACCTTCGCCACCGTTGATTGTCACATCGCCGATGAAATCTTCTGTGAGAATATTCTGCTTCGATCCATAAAGCCAGAAGCAGCCATTCTTGTCTCCGAAGAAGATGTTATTTTGTCCAGTGCGAACGGCGCAAACCCAATTCCATCCATCAAATCTAGACCAAGCTGTTACGCCAAGAGAAGGTCTATAATTGAAGATATAACCAATGCTTTCTGTTGTGTCATCGACTGTTTCAGCATTCGGCACGAAGAACATGAATTGTCCTTCGCGTTGATTGAAGATAGAAAATACACGATCTTCTAATGCTTCATAAGTAAAGTCATCAAGGATAGCTGCAATCTCAGGATCAACTAAATCAGAGACACGCTCAGGTTTAATTGTTCCTGTGAATGTTGTTCTCTTTAATGACGAAACGCCAACACGATCCATGAGCAAAACGTCATCACCGTAATTAACGAAGCTACGATGAGAGATAGCACCATACTCAGGCACACCATCATCGAAATTAGGCGTATGAGCTTCATCAGCATAAATCCCTAATTGACCAATGATCGAGCCTTCTGCATAACCGACGATGAGGCGATCACGAAATGGAGTAATACCGCGAATGATATTACCGTTAGGGATGACCGAGCCAACGTCAATATATGTTGCGTCATTCGGGGGCGGATCACCAAACCACGTTCCGCTTGTGTTTCGCGCACTGATATGCACTCTGTTAGGATAAACAGGATCACCAGCCATACAAAGGAAGCGATTACAGGCCACAACGTAGCGAGCGATCGGAACATTTAAATTCGATCCCGTAGCAACATCGTGTAGGTATTCCACAGTATAGTTTGCGTGAACAATTAATGGCTTGTCAATTCCATTTGCAATGATAAGCTCGCCATTGAATTGAGCAAATGAAACGAATGCAGTCGTAGACCAGCCAGCAGGAGCATCAGGTAATGCCGCTGCAATAAATGCATCCCAAATACGTTCTACAGAGCTATCAGCACCGATACGAATAACTTCGCCGTTTGCATAAACAGCGATGATATATTCACCAAAATATTCAGCGTTGATTAAATGAGAAGGACCAGTCAGTGCAATACGAGTATCTACAAAAAGACTTGTGCCATAACGAATTGCTACAGCGCCTTCAACGCCATAGTAGCAATTATACATTCTAGGAGAATATTTAGACGAGAGGCTTAGATCATCGTCAAGAACATTCCAGCCCCCGGAGAAATCTCGGACGGTTGCTGTCTTTAATTCTTCTTTATGCCGAATTCGCGGCGTAATACGAGGAAGCATTAACCATCATGCCAACGAGTAGGAATATCTACACGATCAGCATTGAGTGCGATCGGTTCATTGTTTTGAGATTTGTGAAGCTGTTTAATTCTTTCTTCAAACAGCCCTTGAAATTTATCAGCTTGTGCAGCATTTGCAGCGTCATCCGCGCAGTAGCTCCAAGCAGCAAAGTAAGTCAGTGCGATATAATCGAAAGGCACAACATCAGTTAAGATGAAAGGATATGTAGCAGGACGCTGGCGACCATATAGAACAACATCACCAGTAGAAGTAAACGGAACCACGCGGATCAGTCGTGTGCCATCCGCCATATATTGCATCGGCGTTGTTCCCGTTACATTAAACGGGTTCCGCTCAGATGAAAACTTTGTAAGTCTGTGATCTGTATTTCCACGATAGACAGAATACAAATCATCGAAAGATGTAATCTCATCGATATCTGTCGTAACTCTTCCTGTCGTTCCGTCTAATGTCTTTTGCACATAAACATCAAATCTCTTCCACTTATAATCATCATTCGTAAAGAGAAGATCAAATCCATGCACAATCTTCTGTGCAATGTTATCTTGCGAATACACTTGAACTCCTAAACCAGCTTGCTGATAAAGGAGTTTCTGTGTTTCCGAAATTAATGCTGTTAAAGTCTTATCGACCATTTTATCTCTCTTATCGAATATCCCCGACTGCCGAGAGGAAACAGCCGGGGATACCGATTGACAGTGTTAACCGAAGTTACGCACCGTAATGAGCTAGGCCATAAAGCCCGCCATTGCCCGAGGAATTGAGTGCATTGTGGACGATAATTTCGGCCGACAAGAACTTAACGCCATCAAGGGTAGTATTCGGATCATATGTTCCGCGCGGATCAGCTGTAGTAGCTGTTTGCGGATCAGTATACGACGGAGAAACAAAGGTTCCCAAGGTCGAAACTCTAGCACCATCAGCTTGTTCGCCAAGGATGTTTTGAGTAGCGTAAGGTAATCCAAGCTTATCTGTCGTGCCAACCGAAATAGTGCCAGCGAGAGACGATGTAACACTATCAACCCATTTGAATGCCTTAACACCAATAACGGGTGTCGTGCCATTCGCTGTGAAGTTTTCAGTAACCGGCTGTCCAAGATAGTCTCTCCCGCGAATGGTAACTGTTCCAGCATTAGCAGCGGCAAACACGATTTGTAAGCAGCGACCAAAGCCGGGACCATGCGGGAATTCTTCGGCATACGATGTATTAATCGGATCGGTATTGCCATCATTTAAGATGGTGCTGAAAGCTGTAGCAGCAGAAACTGCTTGAGCATTCAGTAACAGAGTAGTCGAAGCCAACGCGACCGGACCGAAACGGACTTCATGGGG